CCAGACAAAGAAGGAACTGTCATTTTTGTATTCTTTGCAGATGGCGGTTTGGTCACTGAAGGATTCTGGGTAGCAACTATGCAGGAAATACCGGATATCATAAGTGGAGGTCCAAGAGGCAACCCAAATATATCTGGAGATGGCCAAGGTGAAGGAGCATTTAAGGAAATCGGAGCCGCTAAATCGGTACCTACTTCAATTGCAGGTGCCATTGTACCTGACATAGACATACTCAACAGCGAAAGAAATGCAGTTACAGCCAAGCAGGGAACATACAGTGATTATTTAAGAGGTTCATCTACTGCAACTCCTAGAAGAGACGCAAACTATAAGATACCACAAGGACCCAAAGTTAATGGAATGAGAACACCTGGTGGTTGTGCTGTCACAATTGATGATGGTAGTATCGATGATAGCGGTGAGATTCATCCTGAGCAAATAAGAATAACAACATCATCTGGTGCTGGTATTATATTAGATGGTGGTAATGATTTTATTTACGTTGTCAATAGCGAGGGTACTGGCTGGGTAGAGATTGGAGCAAATGGCGAAGTGATGGTCTACGCAGAAGGCTCACTGAATATGAGAACAGAAAAAGATTTCAATCTTCGTGCTGATAAAAATATAAACATAGAAGCAGGCGAAAATATAAACATGAGAAGTGTTAAGAACACTAAGATTAATGCTACCGAAGAATTACATTTACGAAGCAAAGGAGCACAGTTCATACAAAGTGAAGCAGGAATGAATATAGATGTCGGAGTAAATTGCTTAGTGACAACTGGTGGTATATTACATTTGAATGGACCAATTGCACAGAAGTCAGAACTCATTTTAGTTGGTGAAATGGAAGATATGCAGAATTCTGAAAATACTAAACTCAAAGAGACATGTGTGACCGCAATGCCAACGCACGAGCCGTACACCAGACCTCTAGCAAAAGAATTAAGAACAAGTGGTTATGCATATTTGGCTGCTAGTGAAGATGGACTAAAAAACTCGGGAATCAAAAAATGATATACGATAAACGAAAAGGTTCATTATTAAATTACATACAGTTACCACTGCACGTAATAACGCCCACTGGTACGTACTTAGGAACGGGATATGACGTAAAGAGTAAACCAACTTACATACTCTCTCACGTGAAAGTGAACTTAGAAAGTGTAAATTCTTTGACATTTTCATTAATGAGCAAGAATACTATAATACTTGATAACAAACCAACACTTGAGATTGCGGATAGTATAGTTGGTTATAAGTATAAAGTGTCTAACACTGAAACGAATTATGGATATATAACTGTTGCGGGTACTCGCATAGATATAGAATCTAAGAAGATAACAAAGCCAATGGCTGAATTTATTTTAGAAAAACAATTACGAAACATCGGCAACATATTAGAAAAGTTTATCAAAGTAAAGATAGCACAACCACAATATGACGCACTATTATATCACTTTTATAATGAAGGCACGAGTACTATAGAAAATAGTCCAGTTGTTGCTCTTATAAATGCAGGCGATTGGTATGCTGTAACTGATGAAATTCAATCGGGTATAAAAAACAGCAATGGCACGATAGATGAACGATTGGCTAGACAGAAAATGAAAACTGCCAAGATGTTCAGTTACGTACCTGGCTTCTCTTAACGACTGTTTATAACTTTATCTGCTAAACCATAAGCGACAGTTTCTTCTGCTGACATGAAGTTATCACGTTCCATCGCTTCAGTCAACTCATCAAATGTTTTTCCAGCAGAATTATGATTCACGTAGATTTGAGTCAATCTTTCTTTAAGTTTCATCATTTCATCAACTTGAATCTTCATATCAGTTGCTTGCCCACCTGCACCACCGCTTGGTTGATGTATCATTGTACGAGCATTTGGCAACACGTGTCGTTTTCCTTTCGCACCTGCTTGAGCAAGTAACGAACCCATAGAACATGCTTGCCCCATTACAGTAGTTGCAACATCAGAACCGATAAATTGCATCGTATCATAAATTGCCATACCGGATGTGACTGCTCCTCCTGGAGAATTGATATAAAAATGAATATCTTTGTCTGGATTTTCTGCTTCTAAGAATAATAACTGGGCACAAATCAAGTCTGCTTGGTAGTCATTAACCTCGCTAGTCAAAAATATCACTCTCTCTTTTAATAAACGAGAGAAAATATCGTAACTGCGTTCTCCATTTGCTGATTGGTCAACGACCATTGGTACTAAATTTGGCATAATTTGTTATCCTTATTGTAATTTCTAGTATTATTTATATACTATGATAACATTATTGGACCTATTTGTCAATCAAAAACTGCGAAGTTTATACCATGATAAATACATTTAGTAATTAACTACAGAGAAAAGAACAAAATGGCATTATTCACTGGTTTTAGTACAAAAAATAAAAAAGCTATCAATCACAGATTGACTGATAAAGATTTGGTGGTCGAAGATCTCATGAATCATATTATGACTCGTAAGGGTGAGCGTGTCATGTTGCCTAATTTTGGCTCTATCATTCATGATATGTTATTTGAACCATTGACATCTGAAACAACTGGGTTAATTAAAGACGATTTAACAGACATTATAAACGATGATCCGCGATGCAACTTTGTAAGTTGTGACGTTACTGATGCGAATCACACTATCAGCGCCAAAGTGCGCCTTGAAATTCTACCATCAAGAGAATCAGTAGAATTAAGTATAGATTTAGAGAGAGAATAATATGAGCCAAGAACGAACAGACAATTTATTTGCAAGTGAGAGTTGGACAGCAGTATACACTGCGTTTACTAACATCAGCCTTAAAGCATACGACTTCGATACAATCAGAGAAGCCCTACTAGCATACACGGTTAAAACTTATCCTGATAAATTTAATGATTTCATTGCAAGTTCAGAATTTATTGCTATCTTAGATTTAGTCGCATACATGGGACACAGTTTAGCATTCAGATTGGATATGAACACTCGTGAGAACTTCATGGACACTGCTGAACGTAGAGCAAGTATTCTACAAATGGCAAAGACACTAGGCTACAATAAGACTAGACCAATCAATGCAAAAGGCTTCATGAAGATTACTAGTGTGTCAACTGACGAAGGTGTACTCGATAATGAAGGCGTCACTCTGGCTGGCAAAGTTATCAATTGGAATGACAGCAATGATATTGATTGGTATGAAAACTTTATCAGTATTTTAAATTCTTCTTTTTCTGGCACAACTAAAATTCAGAATCCATCGTCTACATTAACTATTGCAGATATCGAACATTCTGTATATAATATAAACGAAGACTCCGCTTCAAAAAGTGTAAACTACTCATTTGATGCTAACATCGATGGAAAGAGCAGAGGATTTGAGGCAGTATCAGTATCATTAGACACAGAGAATACCAAGATTGCTGAATCAGAACCAAAAGCAACAAACAATTTTACAATCATTAATAGAAATGACAATTTAGGATCAGCAAGTGATAGAACTGGATTCTTTGTTTATGCAGTCGCTGGGTCACTTGAATATCAAGACTTCACATATAATAGTAAAATATCAAATAGAATAGAAGCAATAAACGAGACTAATATATCTAATTCTGATGTATGGGTACAGAAAATAGATTCGTCAAGGTCATATGTATCAACTGTAACATCAATTGATAACGACAGCAGAGAGACAGCAGTCTATAATAGTTTGCGAACTGGTTCTGGAGATATCGTAAGTATAAATTCTATTGATAATAATGGAATTGAACTACATTATCCAGATGGTGTATTTGGCAACGCCGCAATCGGCAACTACAGAGCATGGTACAGAAAAGTTGACAATGATAATTTCTCTGTAAACTCTGATGATATCCTTAACAAAGTTATAACAATTCCATATGTTGGAACGGACGGACGAACTTATAGACTTTCACTATCAATGTCAAGCACAATTGACTTTGGTGAAAACTTCGCTGGTGAGACATATACTAGTGTACGCAGAATTGCTCCAAGAAGTTATTATTCTCAAGATAGAATGGTCAATGCACAAGATTATAATGTATATCCTCTATCTTTGGGAAACAATGTAATTACTAAATTAAAATCAGTAAACACTTCTTTTGCTGGTAACTCACGTTTTTATGAAATGGACGATGTACTCGGACATCACTCTAACTTGAGTGTAACAGGGTCAGACGGAAGTCTATTTGTTGAAGACGAAGTAGTATCAATTCCAATGAGTTACAATAAACTACAAGGAAAGATTGACAACTTTATACGAAATGAATTAACGAAGGCACTAAAACATCCAAGTCTTTTAAATAATTTTCTTCATGCAAACAAAAGTAATGTGGCTGGGGTAGTTCTTGCACCGACAACAGTTACAGGTTATGACGTTGATGCAACAGATGGAATGAAAATTAAAACAGATAAGGCACCAAGTAGTGGAGTTTTTGTGGGAGACTATGTTGAGTTATTGATGACTGCATCTGGAAAAACTATTTGGGCAGATGTCAAGAAAGTAGAAACATCGACATCACCTGCATACGCAGATGATACACTTACATTAAACAAGTTTATTCCAGAAGTTGGAACTCTTGTGAATGTGGTAAGAGGATTTAGAACTAAATTTACGGCTACCGAAGTTGCAGCCATCAAGACTGTAATCGATCAAAAATTTACATTAAAATATGCAGTAGTATCTAATACGACAACTCAATGGGAGTGGCGAATTCATACGACTACTGATGTCCCACAAGAAGTTCATGTCGTATTTGAGTACAATTCTGGTATTAGAGACAATGAATCGCAATATACTGCCCAGTTTACAGGCAAAAAAGTTGCATTCGAAAGTAGAGACCAAGTTAAGTTTTTCTACGGCAATGAAACTGATGTGGTTGATAATGAAACAAACATGTCGAAACGAGACACGATATTTCTTAATTACTTACGAGCAGATGCTGGCACAAATGGTACTCCAACTCAAGCAACAGGTAAGGAAGTTACAGTAGGACAAGTTCCATTATCATCTGTAGCAACTGATGGTAGTACTGGCGCAACATTTGATGCTATATTTAAATATAGTGGCGCTCCAACGACTTATGATTTTGTAGAAAATAATGACTTTGGTGGTGGCACAACGTACACTCATAATCTAGTATCACCTGATGGAATACAATATCTTCTTGACAGAACTACTGAGATTACATATCCTAGTAGTAGTGCATGGAAAATTATAGGATACACTGATGAATACGCAGTCGTTCCAGCAGACGCAAATGAATACAAACTTTCAATAGGTGTAAGTGATTTAGCAAATTATTCAACAGCACAAACTCCTATAGCTGGCGGAACAGATGTTCCTGTCACTACGTTCGCACCTGCAGATGCGTTCACGTCACTTGACGCAGTTGGATTCTTAGAGGGTTATACTGGCAACGTTGGTGCTGCCACTAACGCATACGCGACAGAAACTTCTAATGAACTAGATACTTTAGGATTCAAGGGCAAAAAATCGTTGTCTTATTTTAATACTGCCGCAACCAGTGGCAATTTCAAATGGATAGATGTATCTGACGCGACCGAAACAACAGATTTTGCTACTACATTCGTAACAGGAACGCCAGGAGTTCCCGCGACAGACGAATATACTTTTACTATGTCTACTGCCGCATCGGCTTTTTATAATAGTCTTGATTCTGATATTTATTTTAAACAATATGCTTATGGAGAATTTACAGTAGTAAGTTCAACTCCGCTAACTACTAGTAATCTGTTACTCAGAAATAGTGCAGGCGTAATACTTAGTAATGATGACATAACAGTTACTAACACAAGTGGTACAAACTACAAGATTATTTTTTGGACATACGCAATAACAGTTGGCGAAGCAATTGATGTAATCATTGGAGTGAATGCTGATATAACCACTATTGCAGATTTCTCACTGAGAGTCAGTGCATCATTTGGACTTTCAGTAGGAACAAATTCAGTCAATACTACATATACTGGAGTATCTTCATACGTTTATGATGACTACCTAACTTCTGCTGGATATAAAGACAGTACAAAAGTTAAGTTATTGACTTCAGATACAAGTGATAATCCGTTTGGCATGCTAGATATTACGACTGGCGAAATGGTTGTAATGGAACAATACACTGATAATAACATACAATATGAAAGAGCATCAAAAACTGTCGTTGCTGCCACGGGGACAACTACAGTACCAGCAACCGCAACGATATATTACAATATAACTACTCCGGGATGGTGGATACGCGAATTGGGTGGATGGAGTCTGATGACTCCTGGTACTGATTATGTAGATCAGACTGTAGGCACCAATGTGCAAATCAGTTATAATAGTATACAATACAGAGTCACAGAGGGTATAACATTTGTTAAAGACGAATTTACAAGTTTTAGATGGGACCATTACGCTGATATAAACAAGCGAATAGATCCTAGTACTAGTAATATTATCGATATGTATGTGTTGAGTTCTGATTATGTTAGAAAAGTAAATGAATGGGTAGCAAATGACTTCTTGACTGCCACTCCAATTGCTCCTAACAATTTTGAATTAGCAAAGATAATGAATAGCATTGAGCCAAAGGGAGCGATAGCAGATCACATTGCTTATATTCCAGTACAGTTTAAATATCTATTTGGTTCATACGCGAGTAATGAAAATCAAGCAATATTTAAAGTCATTAAGAGATTAGGTGTTGGATATACTGATAGTGAAATCAAGACAGAGGTATCTGCTAAAGTAAATGAGTACTTTGCAATTAACAACTGGGATTTCGGAGCAACATTCTACTTCTCAGAACTGGCAGCATTCTTACATAAAGAACTGGGTGATTATATTTCAAGTGTAATCATTACACCAAAATATTCAACAAATAAATTTGAAGATTTGTTAAGTATATCATGTGCATTAAATGAAATATTTATGGCAGTAACGACATCTAGTGATGTAAAAATAATAACACAATTAGCACAATCTGAATTGGTAGGCAAATAATATGGCAAAGAAGATTTATGACTTTTTACCAAGTCATTTAAAGAACGATGAGTTAGAAACAATATTCGAAACTACATTAGACCGTGTATTCTCTGTTGGTGAAATGGAGAAAACAAAAGCATTTGTTGGCAGAAGGGAAAAGGGAATATATAACAGCAATGATATATATCTTTCGTATCCGGCAACCGCTTATGCTAGAGATAATTATGGTCTTGAACCAACTTTTACAAACATAGACGCAACTGATAATGTATTCTATGACGACTTACTAAATGCATTATATAATAAAGGTGCATTGACGAATGACCACCGAAGATTATTTAAGAGTAAACTAGACACAGTTCAATTACCAATAGACTTAGACAAGTTTGCCAACTACAGTATGTACTACTGGGTATCTCCTAATTTTGATGCATCAATCACTGGTTCAACAAACAAACATTACGTCACAATTGATAAAAAACTATCAACAGATACTCCAGTTCCTACAGACTTTTGGAAAACTAATAATTCATGGTATCACTATGATGACATTAAAGCCTTAATCACTGATGCTAACTTTACTTTAATATCTCAAGCACTAAGACCTATTATTGAATTTGATAAGAACATCGAGTTAAGTACTACTAGTGCCGCAACCACAGTTGCATCTGCATTTACAGTCCCTACGTTCAAGTCATATGATTCTAATAACTCGTATTTTAGTGACGTAAAAATATTTCATTATGTAACTGGTGCGTACACAAACGATACTGAATTAGGATTGAAACCAAAGTTAATGTCTGGCGACTATGAAAGTGAATTCGTATTTAACATAGACTTGTTAGCCACTTCGTCTTATAACCTATCATCTACATACACGCAGTTATATATTCAATCGACATTTGATTATCGAAATCTAAGACAAGAACTAGGCGATAGTTTAGCAGTAACAGATATCGAATTACTACAAGCACCAAAAAATTCTAATACAATAGATTTGTATGTAGACGGACAAAAACAAATAGGAAACTATACATTCAGCAGTGCTACAAATAAAATTTCCATGACAGCGACAGTTAGTGGCAACGTATATGTTGACTATTGTACTGCTACTCCAGTTGTATATGATGGCAACACTGTATTTCAACGCATCAATCCATCTGTTGAATATAACGTAGATAACAAATCATACGTAGATACAGAGATGACGTACTCTCTTGTCTATGAACATATCGTTCGTATAATTGAAACTGTACCAGGGTTAACTGGCAGTGCTAACGCAGTTAACAATTATAGAAATTCGGGAACAAATACAGATAAACTAAGATATTCGAATCAAGGTAGTGTACTTATTCGTAATTCAGTTGATGTCAAAGAGGCATACTTCGCACTGACACGAGATGACTACGACCCTATTAAAGCAACAGAATTTTTATCTGGTGCATATAATGGTTACAAAAATAAATTTTTGACTACTGTTATTTCTATTTTAGAATCAAGTTCAAACACGACTAAAACTAATTTACAAATAGTAGAAGAAGCGATTGGCATTATTGCCCTTGGAAAACATTCAAGTGTGAGTATTTTCAAAGATAGTTCTATGCTGAACTTCGGTGATAATTATTCTCATTACGAAACAGCAACTATCAATATTACTTATGGATCAGCAGAACAAGTAATTGATGGCTACCTTAGCAATACGATACTAAATGATAAAGATCTTGTTGTTATTTTGAACGATGTTATTCAGCGATTGGATGTAGATTATACAATATCACCAAGTGCAACGCACCTAACATTTACAACTACTTTACTAATGAGTGACGCACTAACTGTTAGACATTATAGTAATACAAAAGAAACCTACATACCACCAAGTGCGACATCATTAAAGATTGCACCTGCATATCGTCCAGAAATTATTGTAGATACTAATTACGATCCTGATGTTTCGTTTATACAAGGGCATGATGGCTCATTAATTCCAGCATACGGAACACGAATTGATAATGTACTTCTTGTATTCGAAACTTTAATATTTAATAATTTGGCAAATAATAAGAGTGCTAAAGTAGATAGTATGAATTATGGACTATACGGCACTGCTAATGCTGAGTATTCAAATGCTGAAAAGAAATATATTATGTATCCATTCTTTAAGAAATGGATGATGAGAAATAACATTGATAATCTAGACAACACAGACTTCGATGCTGCCGACTACAAGACTTGGAACTATCGAGCAAAGGATGAGACTGCTAATGGACATTGGAGAGGACAACTAATAAGTGCGTACGGCACAGATAGACCATTACTCGAACCATGGAAAGCACTAAAATTATCTCAAAAGCCAAGTGGATTTAATACAACATATGGAGCCAATTATACAC